CCTTCACGCTTACCTTTCAGGCATATAAAATATATACCCGTTTCTCCTTTTGGTGTTATTTGCTTTCCATTACTACAAATCATAATTTATTACGTTTTATGCAACCGAACCAGAAACATAAACTGTATCGACTAACAATCCATTAGTAACATCGATATATGAAGCACTAATATAGGCATACGAACTACCGCTATATACACCCATAGTCACAACACCAGTCTTTGCCCCAACACTAAATGTAGCTTCGCCCGAAGTTCTCACATATGAGCAAGATGTAGTAATATTCGCATTAGCATATAAACCGCCACGAATACCAAGAACAGTAATGCCTTGAGTTCCGGCAGTCGTAAATTCCAAACTGGCAGGAACAGCGGCTATAGATGAAATCGGAATAGCTGCACCCGAAGCAGGAATCCAAGTAGCTTTCGCATAATATTCACCAGTAACACAATCAGTTGATGCCACAGCCAAAGCCATACCATCCAAAGCCTGAGTCGATACACCATTAGCAGCCATTGCTAAAGTATAGTTGCCTGAAACCTGGAAACGGGGGATTTGAATTTGTAGATACTCTACAATAACGCCTGTATTATCACGTACTTCAGCTAGTAAGGTAGCATCTACCAAAGTAGGAGGTGTAATAGTTTCAATTGTAACCTGATCGGCAGTAGTACTAGTAATATAAACAACATCTACACGTTGAGCTACAGCGGGTAAACCACTAATAGCTTTCGTAGCAGGGGTATAGGTTTGAACTGTTCCGTCAGGGAAGAATACAGTCACATTCCCAACAGGAGTGTGTGTAATCGTAGCACTACCTGAAGAAGAGGTCATAAGACACTCTGTTTCAGTAACATTAACCGCACCATTAACTGCTAATGATCCTGCATTAATCGCCAGAATGGTTTTATCAAAAGTAGCTTCTTCAATTTTAATTTCCAAAGCCTTGTCGTGATAGTAAACATACAAAAGTGGGTTGTTAATACCCCCACGCACTTCCGTCTTCTGCATCGACATTGTAAAAGACGAGTTAATGTTAGTTTTGCCATACGCTAGAGCGTTACCTGTGTTCGGATCACGCAAAACAACGTTAGCAACTGAGACCAAAAATTGATTATCTGCCATATTTTTTCTCCTTTAAAAACTAATTTAACGGGATGTCTCTTTATAAACGTCAGTTTGCATGAAGGCATCCTTATTCACTTTGATACTATCATATCTCCCTAATTTAACAGAGCGATAAAGATAGTGTTTGATTTCCCCGCTTTTTAAAGTAATTTGACCAGAAACTACAAGCGGTTTGTATAAGTCAAATTCTTTTAATGTTAACAATTTTTCGAATAAATTCTTGAATTGGAATAATGTATAATTTTCTACTTCTTTTAAACCTATTTTCATTAGTACACAGAAAGTAAAAATCTCATCTTGAAAAGTCATATTGCTTCCACCCCGATTAACAAAATCTAAGAATTTCTCTAATTCGGGATTGTACTCTTCTATATATTCATAAGAAAGACCATTTTGCAACAATATAATTTCTCTTATATCATCAAAATTCCTTTCTGTAAATTCCTGATTACCTATAATAATTTTCAAAGAAAGATTATTTATTGTCGGAGTTTCACCTTCATATTTGTATGTAATATCAACTTCTTTTTTAGTAACATACTTTAAAAAATCAATAAGATCAGTCGCCATTTCTGTAGAATCAGCATTTATAGTTTGCTGAACTGCAATCAGAATATACTTCAAGTATGACATCTTAATGATTTGAACATCAGGTATATAATTCTTTGGATAGCACATTAATTTATAAAATAAATTCTGATATTTTATATCCTTCAATTTAATAGGATATATTTCTATATCCTTATATTTTTGGGAATAGCCAAAAACATCATTTTCTTCTCGATATGATTCTAATAATTGGGAGTTCATTTAGACTATCCAATTTGCGAAAAAAGTAACCTTTCCTTTAAATGGGATTTTACCTGTAAGAATTGTTTTACAAGAATTAGTTGCCCTGGAATCGAAGAAAAGCCTTCCTAATCCGCCAATTTCCGCCCCATTAAAAACCTCAAGGAATTGCTGAGTCACATAATCTATTCTGGTCACGTAATTCGAGAGGTGATCGAGAGAAAAATGAGCGTATACCTCAAATGCGACAACGATTTTCCCTACTATGTGGTTTGAAGGTAAAAGAGAGGTAGGACTAATTCTAATGAGTGTTGCTTGAGTTGTCCAGGGATTGTCTATTCCAAAATCTAGAAAAATTCTATATTTAGTTTCATCTGGTTGACCAGCATATATCAGATTTATCTTTTGAGTGTGTGTAAGGTTAGGGTGATTCGAATCTTCACGCCACGCGTCACTATCGTTATAATATAAAATCCGAAATATGCTATCATTGTTCGCAATTAAATAGTTCACACAATTTGCAGAAATTAAAGGATAAAGAGAAAACTTATTATAAGAGTTCTCAGCAGTAGCAGTTATATCACTCATTGTCCTCCTTATCTTTTATAATAACATTCAATCTGGCATTTTCCCCGAAAAGTTCCAAAGATTTTTTATTATAGGCAATAGCTGCATCAATTTCCGTCGGGTATCTTCCTATATGTATGGTCTTTTTATTATGATTAATATAAGATAACCAATTATTCCTAGATTTATCAAAGCATACACCTACATATCGACTGCTAGTACGTAACTTTTTTTTATTAATAATTCTAGTTTGAAATATTCTATTGTTAGTTTCTTCAGTTCGCACTCTCCCCATGCCTGATTCAGACATTTTTTGTCTGGTACTTTCTGGAAGATGCTTGCCAAAATTAGGATGGTTTTCTCCTCTTTGTGATTCGGACATTTTTTTTCTAGTTTCGTCAGTACGTTTTTGACCCACTAACTTTTGTACAGCTTCTTCAGACTTTTTAATACCAATCATGCCATCAGATAATTTCTTTTTAGTTTCATCCGTGTGATGCCTACCGCGCATGACAGAATCACCGCCCAATGAAACATTATATCCCCATTCAGATACGTGCGAATGAAGTTCTCTTATCCAGTATATCTCTCTTTCATCTAATAAATCGATTTCGCAAATCTCTATAGTATAAACAATAAAATTTTCTTTTCCATAAAAATTCCAAGCGCGCTGTAAAACAACACATCTATCTTTTCCCTTTTTTAGACTTCCAAAATGTCTTTTAGTTCTATATTCTAAATCTTGAGCTTGACCAACATATTTTTTACCATCTAAAATATTCTCAAAACAATAAATACCACTACCCGTTTCCATATTTCCTCCTGTACTCCTAATATTTAAAAAATGGGAAGAAAGGAGTCTTTTCTTATCGGAAAGATGATCGGTCAATCCTATCCCATTCTTTTAAATCAATTATCTATTTCCAAATGACTTCTGTTTTAAATCTATCTGCTATTCCAAGAGTTAAATCATCAGTACTCTCATTTACTTGACTTATTACTACATTCATAGTAAGCAAGTGGGCAGAGTCATTATCATAGGTTTCAAGATTCATATAATTTTTTATACCACCACCCAATGCTTTATAGCAAACCCATCTATCAACATTTCCGAAAAGAAATCTTTGACCATCTTGTATGGTACGAGTCCATTCATTTAGTTGGCAAAGAACTTCTATGAAGCCATTGGCTTGCACTAGGTCTGAGGTTCCGACTTGATCCACAGGTCGCTTAATCATGTAGTCGATTACGCAAGGTTCTTGCTGGATATTCCCGATTGGGTCTGTCCATCGAAGAACATTATTGCATCTACGAATCGTACAACTAGCAGCAAAGTTTTTTAAAATTTCAGTATTTGTAGTTAACCAATCGTTGTTCTCGAATTTGTATTTCATCCCCATGCGGGTTGCATGGACTAAATCTTTAAAAATTACCTTTTTAAAATCGTCGCCGAGCTTGTCACCTGTATAAATATTGATCCCTCTATTTATGCGTACTTCTACAGGAACAAAAGACCCCGAAGCAAAAACGGTTTCTTCATCTATAATAAAAGCATCTGGTGCATTAAAAAATTCCACATTTATATATTCTTGAAAATTATTTAAGATAATACTTCCTGTAGAAATAGCGGGAGTTGATAAAACTTGCATATATTTATATGTCATATTTTAACTCCCATCAAAATTTTGAATTTTCCACTCATTCCAAGGTATGCCTTTTAGCCCGTAATCCACAAGCAATTGACTAACTTCTTCCCTTTCAGTATTATATGTTTGCTGTTTAGCTTGAAGATTCTGAGCCTGACTAAATGTCCGAAAGTCGGAATCCTGAAGTAAATTACTGAATTGCAACAGGTTTCTAACCTGATAAGCCCACCAAAATTTAACCATAATACGAGAAAGCATATACTTATTACGATTATTCAAATTCTCAGTAAAATAACCCTCAACAGAACCGCTAGTCAAAGTATAATTCAAAGGCTGATCACAAATATCAAACTCTTGAATAGTATCTAACAAATATGGCTCCAAATGCATATTCAAAGTAGAAGCAGAGGTGTTATAAATGGCTGTCAACTGATAGTCATTCACTCTAGTCATAAATAGATCGAAAACGTCACTCACGGATGTCGCCAAATATAACCTCCTTTCTTTTTCAAATCAAATAAAATACACAATTTATTACGTTACCGTTTTATCTTTTAAAATTTCACGTAATTTTTTTGCATCTTCAACTTTTTCAATAATATTATATCCCATTATACGAGAAAGACGATCAATAAAATTCAAATCCATTTCTCTACCGTCTATCATTTCGGATATAATCATATTACAAATCATCTCTTGCTGTTTTGGATTTGCGGAACGGAACATATTTACAGCATCAGATTGATTCCCCTCTAAAATTTGTTCAATTTTTTCTTTAGTTAATAGTTTACTATAAAGATCATCTAAACCATGTCTACGAATAACATCTCTATTCATAATAAGAAACAAACCATCATTCATAAAATTAGCATGATTTTCGATTATATCTATTAAGTCCCGATATATAATTCGTTTTACTTCTCCGAATTTTGTAAACGTATATAATTTACCCCTACCTTTAGACTGTGTTGATAAATTCAAAGTATACGGGCATAATGAAATAACTTTAATATAATCATCCCCATTTATTTTGATAGTATTATTTTGGTCAATATCATCAAAGTCTAAACTTTCTTGCGAAGTGTTCTTAGATTTTTCTCCAGTTAATGCATTTACTTTTCCGAGCAAATCATTAATCTGTTTTTTTAATTCATCAATTTCGGATAAATTTTCATTCGTAGTTAGAATTTTTTTTGGTCTTGCCATCCTCTTTACTCCTTTACCTCAAACCTTATTAGGTGGGGTATATTTCAACCCCACCTAAATAGAAACAATCTTATAGGGTGATCACACCGGCCAAGGCGTTAGTACAGACACCGATT